AGTATTTTAAATACTGCACCGGCAGAGACCTTACAGAGACCGGTATGTTTTTCAGACATAATTATGCGGCTGTTTATATTGGCGGCTGGGATAATTGTTATTATGAGGTTCTTTTGCAGCACTTATTAGGTAAATATGATGGTAAAATACTTTCAGTAAATGTTCAGGGATATGGTGTTACAAGCTCTTTTTCAATTTCAGAAATAACAAAAGAAGATTATTTTGCAAAAAAGCCCAATTCTTGGGGAGGTAGAAGCACTGATGTAGAACAAATATTTCTCAGCGAAATACCTATCGAAGGATATCCAGATAATATTAAAGTTATTTCAAAACACATAAAAATTAAATAATCATGATTTTAACCAAAGAGCAGCAAAAAGAATTCGAAGAAAAAGCAAGACCCCTAATGGAATGGCTTGCAGAAAATGGAGATCCACATATGAAAGCAATAATTAGCTATGGCGATGCTGAAATATTGCAAACTTCAATGTTTTTTAAAACAGACGATTACGTTCAGGATTAATTTAACCAACCCCCTCAATCAGTTCATTCGGGTTGAGGGATAAAAGAAAGAGAAGATATTCACCCATTCTTACGAGTGGGTGTTTTTTATTTATATTTTCGTATCTTTACAGGACTAAAAGATTAAACTATGGGAGCGCCGAAAGGGAATAAATTTGCATTGGGGAATGAAGGAGGAAGACCAGCAATGTGGGATAATGTAGATGAGTTAGAGCAGAAGATAATTAATTACTTTGACTCTTGCAAGCCAATTGTTGAGGAAGGAAATATTATTGATTTTGGCACTCCTACCATTACAGGCTTGGCTTTGGCACTTGGCTTTGCTTCTAGGCAAAGTATTTATGATTACAAAGGAAAGGAAGAGTTTGCTTACACCATAAAAAAAGCACTGTTAAGAGTTGAAAATGGATATGAAAAAAGATTATCTCATAATGGCGCTACGGGTGCAATTTTTGCACTTAAAAATATGGGGTGGAAAGATAAGCAAGAAGTAGAACAGACTGGGCAAATGAACCTGATAATTAAGCCTCCAAAGTTCGATGCTGATTGATTTTTCAAAACACCAAGAGGATTTATTTAATCCGTTAATCGGGAAGTTGCAGAACGCTTCTTCCCGTTTTGTTGTATCTTATGGTGGCGCAGGGTCTAGCAAGTCATTCTCACAAACACAATACGAGATAATAAGATGCTTACAGAAGAAAGAAAAGCTTTTAGTTATACGTAAGGTTGGAACGACACTAAAAGATTCAGTAATAGCTCTATTTAAGTCTATTCTTGATGGATGGGGCTTGACCCCATACTACGAGGAGAATAAAGCAACTCAGTTCATAACTTTCGCAAATGGATCTCAAATACTATTCAAGGGTATGGATGATCCTGAAAAAATAAAATCAATTGCTGGTATTACGCGAATATGGATTGAAGAGGCTAGCGAGTTGGCACATTCTGACTTTAATCAACTTAACTTGAGACTTAGGGGGCGCGACGACCTTCAAATGACTATAACATTCAACCCAATAGATGAAGAGCATTGGATTAAAAAGCATTTCTTTGACACGCCAGAGATTAGAGAGAAAACCACCATCATTAAAACCACATACCTAAACAATAAGTTTATTGATGAAGAGTATAAAAAGGTTTTAGAGTCGTATAAACACATAGATAAAAACTACTATAAAATATATGCGCTAGGTGATTGGGGAGGAATAACGGACGGTAGAGTGTTCCCTATTTGGGAGCAGATAGATAATTTCCCAGACATAGACGGTTGCTGGTACGCCTTAGACTTTGGGTTTTCGAACGACCCGACGGCAATAGTGAAAACCTTAAAGGGGCATGGGAGGATATATTTTGATGAGTTCATGTATCAGACAGGCTTAATAAACTCTGAAATAGCTGATTATTTCCACTCTAATGGCTATAATGGGGAAATTGTTATATGTGATAGTGCAGAGCCTAAGAGTATTGAAGAGCTTCAGCGATATGGTATAAATGCAATAGGTGCAGATAAGAAGCCAGGCTCTATTATGGCTGGTATAGATTTTCTAAAGAGACACAAGATACTTGTCACAAAGAAAAGCTCTAACCTGATAAAAGAAAACAGATACTATCAATGGATGCAAGACAAAAACGGTAAGTTCATAAACAAACCTAAAGATTGGATGAACCACGCTATTGATGCCTGTAGATATGCTTACTCATTGGGCGACATGATGGGCAATACCTCTGATTTCTGGGTTGATCCGAATGACTTATGAAGTTCTATATTTTTTCGTAACTTTAAAGAAAATAATATTTTGATATGAATATATTCAAGAAAGCTGTTGACGCTTTGCGCAATTCCGTCAACAGAACACTACTCAACACGGCTCTTTTTCAATGGTGGATAAGCGATGGGACGGCAAATATTATTAGTGATACTGCCGTAGAGTATCTAAAACAAGGCTATTCTGGCAATGTTGACGTTTACTCTATAATCAACAGGATTGATCTAATGCGTAGGCAGGCAACGCTCACACTTCGAAAGAAAAATCCAGACGGCACAAGCGAGGAGGTGACAGATCACGAGTTGTTGAAGTTCAAGAAAAAGGTGAATCCGTTCATGAACACAGATGATTATATCACCGGATTTTTAACCTACTGGTTATCTATTGGTGAGAATTTCACATATACACTAAAGCTTGATTCGGGTGTTAATGCGGGGAAAGCTCAAGAATTACACCTACTACCCGCTAGTTGCGTAGACATTATCGAAGGTACAATTTTAGATCCCATAAGAGGCTATAAGATTGATGATTCGTATAATCAAGAATTTGCATTCGAAGAGGTTGTTCATACAAAAATGTTTAATCCTCTTTGGCTTGAGGATAGATCACTTCACGGACAATCTCCATTAAAGGCGGCTGCAAGAATTGTGAGCAAGCAAAATCAAGCTGAAGATACGGAACTAAAGCAATTCGAGAATCAAGGACCTAAGCACATTTTATATAGAGATGTTAGTGGTAGCGCTCAAGATGGCTTTTCAACACCGCAACAACAGCAAGTAGAGAAAGACATTAAGAATCAAGGAAGCGGCAAAAAAAGAGGATTGCCTTATGTTGCTAAAAACAAAATGGGCAAACTTGACTTGGGTTCTACCGTTGCGGATCTTAATGTAATCGAATCATCAAAGGATGGCAGAAGAATTCTAGGAAATGTCTATGCTTTCCCTATGGACTTAATGAATGATCCAAGCGGTTCAACGTACAACTCTAAGAGAGAGGCTAGAAAATCAGCGTGGACGGATTGCATCATGCCTAATCTAGCGAAGGTAGAAACAACGCTTAACGAGGCTACAATTGAAAATATAGAGGAATATAAAGACCTGTTCTGGGCTTTTGATTATTCAGAGGTTGAAGAACTACAAGAGGGCTTTAAAGATAGAGTTGATTGGATGAATAAGGCTTATTGGACTCCTAACGAGATAAGACAAGCAACAGGAAAGAAAAAGTTTGATTCCGACGTCATGGATGAACCTAAGTTTTCAATGCAGGATATACCTTTATCACAAATGGGCGAAACTTTAAGCGATGAAAATAAATCATTTGAAGATTACATAAATGCCAAGGACTAAACAATTCGAGAAAGTATATAAGAGAAGACGAGATCAAATCGAAAGGGGTGGTATTCGTCTTTTTCGTAATGCTATAGCTGATCAGTATGATGCTTACCTGAAAAGCGTTAGCCTATTAGATCCTGTTCAGTGGGAAGCTCAAGTGTCTTTAATTCCAGATGAGCCAATAGAAAGAGCTTTAAAGACGTATTATAAGAGATTTGCACCGTTGGCTTTAATGCAGCGAAAGAACATTCTAGGGCAAAAAAACGAAGAAGATGATTTTTGGATAAACGAATTCGAAAGGTTCTTACTTAATTTTGTTACGAATGAAGCTGGCGAAAAAATAACTCAAATAGCAGGAACGACAAGAAAAAGAACACTATCATTAGTTAGGGGCGTTTTGGAAGACGGCACAGAAAGAGGCTTGGGAATACCCGAGATTAAAAGAAACTTAATTAAAGCCGTTGGTGATGATTTAAAGGGTAACACTAGAGCAAGAGCAAGGGCAATCGCTCAAACTGAAATAATAGGCGGTAGTAATAGGGCTGCTGTTTATGCTGCCGAATCTACTGGTCTTAATTATCGTAAGTTTTGGAGCACTTCAGGCTTGCCAAACATTAGAGCCACACACATAGCCGCAGAGAGTTATAGTCAACAAGTTGGAGGACTTAGAAGGGATCAGTTGTTCCCGAATGGGTTGATGTTCCCCGGAGATCCTAATGGAAGCGCTGACGAAATAATTAATTGTAGGTGTACGCTTTTAATTGTAGTGCAATAAAAAAGCCCCGACTAAGGGGCTTTTAATGTTTAGTTAAATTAATTCTACATCATCATTAAAAAAGTTCCAACAACTCCGAAAATAAGCCCACAAGCCAAGCCTAAAATAAAGGATAAAGACTTTCTTTGTCTTCTCATTTTAATTTGTTTTTCAATTTCCTGCTTTTGAAGCGCTATAAATATTTTAGCGCCTTCTAATTCTTTTTTGTAGTTTTTTATTTCTTATTTATTTCTAATTACAATTTTATTTCCATAAACATTAGCGTGAAATTTAGAGTATCTAAACAGCTCATAAATCTGCTCTTTCATCATATCTTTACTGATCCTTCCGGCAATTTCTTCGGCGGCTTCCACATCTCGCGGGGCGATATCAATTAGCTTAAGTTCTACTATCATATTTGTTTATTTAGTTCCAATTGCAATTTCATAAACAAATCAATCGAATCAAAACAAATAGCCTAATATTTGTATAGTTTATATTCATTCTAAATAATAAATAAAATTTTGTATCTTTATAGCGTAAATAGAAAATCATGGGTAATATTAAAAGTCAGAATCAATTACAAAAGTCTTGCCTTACATTAATTAAGGATGTTGACGAAAAGGGTACGGTTGTGTTTTATGGCTCAGCGTTTAATACTCCCGATAGAGTTAAAGATATTGCAGTAAAAGGTGCATATAAAAAGACTATAGCGGAAAGTTTTAAGGAGATACAACACTATAAGAACCACGATAGTACTTTAATGCCTGGGGTTATAAAGGAGCTTTCTGAGGATAATTACGGACTACTCGCTAAATCTCAATTAATATTAGGTACTCAATTAGGGAGAGAAACGCACGAGGAATACAAGGCAATGGCTGAAGCTGGAAAGAGCATGAGTCATTCAATTGGATACTATCCTGTAAAAGAAGAGCCGGACGGCAAGGGTTATAATTTACTAAAGGAAATAGCATTGTTTGAAATATCAACACTAACAAAACGACCTGCACACCCCGACGCTTTGACGGTTGGGATTAAGTCGTTTGATGATATGGATATTGAAGAGCTTGTAGTCGAAGAAAGGTTTTACAAGAACCTTCTTAATTGCAGCTTTAAAGATGCCAAATTATCTAATCTAGAATTATTAAAGAATCATATAGATGCACTCATAATCAAAAAGAGCCGAGAAATCACTCTAGAAGTGAATGAGCCGCAAATGAGCAAATCAGATATATTAAAATTTTTAAATGGTTTATAAAATGGAAAAAAAAGAATTGGAAGAAGCTCTTGCGGAACATGGCAAAGCTATTGAATTAAAAAACGAAGAGATTGTAAAGGGTCTTAATGAGGATAACGAAAAGCTTAAGGCTGAGCTTGAGACAATGAATAAGACTAAGGATGTCATGCAAAAACAATTGGATGAGATTGCTGTGTCTTTAAAGAAGGCTGAAAAAGACGGTAAGTTAAACGAAGAGCAAAAGGCAACATTTGCAAGTTCTTTAAGAGATAAGCTTAATAAGGATATCCAGAAGGTAAGCGGATTAAGTAGAAAAGATGCTGAAGCATTTAAGATGGAAATTAAGTCTTTCTTGTCAACAGACAACGCATCTATTACTACTGGTTCTTTATTGCCAGCTTATCAGTTAGATCCTGGAGTATCAAAAGCGCCAGACAGATCACCTTTTATGTTGGATATTGTCGCAAGAGGCATTGCGAATAGTTTAACGATCTATTGGGTACAGAGAAAAACACGTACGGATGGTACGGAATGGGTTGATGAAGCTACCGCTCCTGCTGCTCAAACTGTTTTGGGTTACGAAACTAAGACTGCTGCAATGCAGAATCTATCTGAATTCATCAAAGTGTCTAATAACTCCTTCGATGATATTGATTGGTTAATGTCAGAGGTTCAGACGGAACTTGTTACATTAATGGTTTTAAAGCTTGATGCTGATATCTTGAACGGTACGGTTGCGGCTAATGGTTTTGATGGGGTGAACACTGTTGCAACTGCTTTTAGCGCTGCTGGTGACACTATGCCAACGGGAGTAACTCCTAATAAGTGGGATGCTTTATCATATGCTTTAACACAGATTCAATTGGCTAACTTCATGGCTAACTTTATTGTACTGAATCCTTCGGATGTTAGAGACATGAAACTGACCAGAGATGATCAGGGAGCTTATTTAATTCCTCCAACAATGGCAACGGGAATGAATGTGGCTGTTGATGGCGTAAGAATTATCGCAAACAACGGAGTAACTAAAGGTTCTTATTTGGTTGGCGACTTCACAAAAGCTAAGTTCTGGAGTAGAAAAGAAATGGATTTGAAGGTGTGGGAACAGAACGAGGACGACGTATTGAAACAATTAAAAACTATCACTCTTTATATGAGAGGTACTTTAGTTGTAAAAGATGCGGATAAGTTAGCATTTGTTAAAGATACATTTGCCGATACCATTACTGAGATTACAGCCGTTTAGTAATCATTCTATAATTAAATAAAGCCCATTCACTACGAGTGGGCTTTTATTGTTATTTATAATCATTAAAAATTAGTATCTTTATATCATGAGAATAAAATTAAATAGAGCGTTATGGGGCAATGATTCAGGCGACACGATTAAGGTTGACGATGAAAGAGGGCTTTGGGCTATTAAAAAAGGCTTAGCCGTAAAAGCCGATCCAATTAAGCGTAAAAAGAAAATCGATCCCGAAAGCGAGGGAACAAAAAATAAATCATGCAGATAAAGTTTTCAAATGAAGGTGATGAACCTATCACGTTAGCAGATTTTAAAGCGTATGCAAAGATTGATTTCACAGATGAGGATTCACTAATCACATCTATGATCACTGGCGTAAGAGAGCAGTTAGAAGAGTATTTGAATAGATCTTTAGTTGTAAAGACTATTGAATACTTTGATGAAGTTGTTGACGATGTAGTGGTATTGCCTTATCCAAATCACGACATTGTTGATGAGGTTAAGATTAATGGAGTTGTGACGGATGGATATTCGAAAACTGGATTAAATCAATTTATAATTACGCCTAATCAAATTAATGGATTTTCAACGGGCATAACTAATGATGATAGTGGTTTTTATTGTAAATACACCACTACTGGAGAATGCCCACAGGCTATAAAAACAGAAATGAAAAGATTATTATTAGAACAGCATGAAATGAGGGGAAACACCTTTGTTGGCTCTGTTGCTGAGTTATCCGAAAATACTTATTCTAATTTGATGAAATTTGTTATTTTATGAGCGGTCAGGATGTAAAAAAGCTAGGAACATTTGAATATCGATGGAGGTATGGCGATGGCTCTTTTGTAAGGGGTGTAATCCCATTAAATAAAGATGGGGAAAACGTTGTGGATGTAAAAATCCAGGATCAAACAACACCCATGATTATATTACCTGTTGTTTTAGAAAATACAAGAACAACACTAGCTGTAGAGGCGGTACAAAACGACAACACTATTACAGTAGTTGATTCTACTGGCTTCGTCGTTGGGCATCACCTAAGAATCGTAGACCCATCATCAGATAGATTTTATTATGGCACAATATTGGACATTAATATAAATGTAATAACATTAGATACGCCTTTGGATTTTGAATATGTATTAGGATCTCAAGTTGTCGATGCTATTACAAATATGGCGGTTGATGGCTCTGTTACTCCTGTTGTATTTAAGCACAGGTTAGGTGTTCCGTCAACTCCTTCAGATACAGACATAACAAGGATAATAATATCTTGTGAAGCTGATAGTCCAATTGACCTAAATAAATTTGGAGATTTGCCAATACTAACAAACGGGTTAGTGTTTAGAAAAACAAATTTATCAAACGAGAATATTTTTAATGTAAAAAGTAACTCTGATATTGCTAATATAACTTATGATTTCACGGTTTATGCCGCAAGCAATCCAGCCCAAGGAATAGACGGATTTGTAACGAGATTAACTTTTGCGGGGCAAAATAAGTTGGGTGTAGCAATTAGAATAGGTCAAGATGATAACCTAGAGGTTATAGTTCAGGATGATTTAACTGGCTTGGTAAGATTAACGATGATAGCGGAAGGGCATAAGGTAGAATGAAAAAGAAAATACAGTTACACATAGAGGCTACTATAGATTTTATTCCACACTACAAGAGGAGTAAAAAAAGCAAATATTTTGAATTTAAGATTTTGTTTATTAGAGTTGTTTTATCTGGATTATTTTAAAAATAAAAGCCTTTCCAACACGGAGAGGCTTTTGCGTATCTGCGCAAGTTTGATTGTTAATGTTGCGTAATTGCGCAAGTTTTCAGAAGATGTAAAAATATAATCGTGCGAGTTTATTGGCTTACGTGCGTTAGTTATCTTTATACAGTTGTTACCAATCATTTTAAAAGCTCGAAAATGTTATAAACTAAAAGCTTAAACTCACTTTTAAAACATTGGTAACAACAACTAAAGGTGCATTGCTTTTATATCATTTAATCACTCATGTATAAATATTTAAAAAAAAGAAAAGCCAACGCTCCTTTTTGTTTTTTCAAAACAATTTAAATTTATAATATATAAAACTAATAGCTCTATATATAATATTTGAATCTTCATAATCCATAACATACAATTCATAGTCTAATAATACGTCGTAATAAGATCTTCCTATTATATTATTATCAACATCTTGCAATCTAAACCAATCCGAAAACTCTAGTATAAATAACATTTTTTGTATTAACCTATCAATCAATATCTCAACTGTTCGGAAATTCCGAACAGCTCAATATGCTGCTATTATTATAACGGGTAAGTGGTATTTAGATAAGCACCTAACATTCAGCCGTACGTCTGCCACAATTTTAAAGCTCAGTGCGTTGCTCCCGTTGTGTTTTATATTTGTATCCGTCTCAAAATAACCACTCACTTAGCGCCTGCGATGATCTTATCAGTCGTCTTACTCTATGAACGAAAGCGAGTGGTTGTGTTTAAATTAAAATACATTTCTTTTATGTAAATAAATCTCTATAAGTTCATCAAAGCTTTTGTCTGCGTGTTTTTCGCCATTATCTCGAATCCAAGCAGAAAGATGTGTAAATATACCTAGTATTTCTTTACCTATATCATGCGTAATTCTATCTATGCTTATTTTCGCAATTGATTTAGCATCCTTCATTCTTCTTTTGTGTTGCTTGTGATTCTTCGGGCTAGGATCTACCCATATTAAATGGTAAGTTTGATCACATGCTAAAAATGTATCTATCGACCTAACCAATACATCCTTGTTTATTTTCTTTCGTAAATTCATAATTATTCTTTAACTATTAAATATTTATTTATTTTTAAAACGTTAGCACTAAGTCTTTTGGCTTTCATCTCTGCTACCACTCTACTGGTATAAACCTTAGGGTTACCATCAGCTTTAACCAATGCAAGTCCATTAAACCCAAAATAAGTAAGTTTTTTAAATCTATTTTTCATAAAAATCCCTCTCTTTTTTCTTTTTTTTTGGTTAGCACTCTTAATCGTCGGTTGCAACACACTTTAGTCAGGGCGTTAGCGGTCAGTTTGCCTATTGTCGCAAGTCTTCCAAGCCCTACCGCATGTACATTTATCTTTATATTGGTCTAAGCAGGGTGTGTAATAGCAAACCGAATCCGCTAACACGCCATCATAATTAATGCTTGGTTCAGTACTCGCATCATCCGTATTGCCCTCACACGGCGCTATTGGTAAAGGCATCCACCATGTTTCATCTGGGTTGCAATGCTTCACCATAGCCGTATCATGTATTGTTGTACTAAGCAACTTTTGGTCGTCATTCATCACCCTATAAAGCAGTACCTTTTCTCCATCGGCTATGGTTGGGGCTTGCTTACTTAATTTAATCCATCGCTCACTCATAATTGTATCTTTAGTTATCCGTTCGTAATTCAGTTGTATTTTATCGCACTAATCATATGGCAGTACCGTTACCCTAACCCAACCCCTCGCCACACTTCCTAATCCTAGAAACCAGATCATCATTACACTCTTTAAGAGCTAAATTAGCCTGTTTAAGCTTACTATTTTCTTTCTCAAGGTCTTTTAATCTTTTAGCATCGAAAGCTTGTGCGGGTGTTTTGTATTGTTGTTTTATTTCGCTCACAACAGTTTCTACTTGAGTTTTTGGCTTCTCTAATAATTCTATTTTAGCTAAAGCCTTTTTGTACTTATATTCTATTGAATCAGGGTTGAATTCAACTTGGTCAGAATCAACGTATTCAGGAATTTCAGCAGCTTCAGCTAATTCTCTTAAGAAGTTTATTATCTCTATGGATGGGGGCGTAAAAATTAGCCTAAACATTTTCTTCATTACTTTTAGTTTTAATTAATAATAATACAAATCTAATCACTTTAAACACAGCAATCAAATAGATTTTTTCTATCAAA